ACTCGCGGAGTACCAGCCGTTCGCCGACCGCGATGGACACGGCGACACATGGCGAGCCATGTGCGAGGAGCGCACGTCGTGCGCGGCGGATACGGCGCGAACTGTGGCGCGGCGTGTGGCTCGGGCTGCGACGGCTGGAATAGGTCGGGAAGCGACGCGGGAGGTCGCTGCGGCATGCGCGGCGGATACGGCGTTTGATGCGTCTTGGGATGCGAAGCGGGCTGCGGCGTGGGCTGCGAACGCCATCGCCTTGATCCGCCAAGCGAAGGAGTATAACCATGACAGCACCTAAAGACACACTGGAAATCCTGCGCGACATAATGCCGAAATTGACTCCGTTTCAACCAGAGGTCACAAGAGCCGCTGTCGAGATAGTCAGACTTCGTTCCGAGATTGCCCGTGTCAAGGGTGAGCGGGATGGACTGAAGAATACCTGCAAGACGCTCATGGAGCAGCGAGATGCGGCATTCAAGAAATGCGATGAGCATCGGGCAGAAGTGCGAAAGTTGCACAGGCTGAACCCGCTGACGGATCCATCGATGGAGGGAGCGTTCTCCCACCTCAATGCCGAGATCGAACGGCTGACTGCCGAGAGGGATGCGATAGCGATTTCCTGCGGGTGGTTCACGATGCGTCATGACGGATCGACGGAAGCCATCATTCCCGATGTGGGACAGGTGAAACAGGTAGTCGATCAACTGTCTGATCCGGATCACCTCCCGTTCAAGATCGCCAAGGACGAACAGAAGGATCAGCCGTGAATGACTCCCCATTCGACTTCATGAACAGCGTAACCCACACCAAGGTGAACCTGATGCGGGACGAGGGAAGATCGGTCTCCGACTATGCTCCCTACCTGACGAACAGGGGTCTGTCTCAGTTCGCAGACACGGTCATTCAGGCTAACATGATGAACACCCGATGGCATCTGGACAAGCAGATGCAGTACGAGTACCATCTCCACTCCATCCGTCCACGGAAGAGGATGGGTAAGTGGGCAAAGAAGCCCGATACCGAACTGGTTCAGACCATAGTCGATCTCTTCGGATGCTCCGTGAAGAAGGCAGAGGAGATCAAGGATGTCCTTGGCAGCAGGACGATATCGCAGATACTGAAGCGCGGGGATGGCATTCGTGGAGGTGTCCAAAACACTAAATAACAGAATGAAAGACATTCTGACTATTTGGTGAGGACACAATGGACAAACGAACGCTGAAACTGGAGGTCGAAGACCTCCTGGAAATCTTCCTGAAGGCTGACGAGGACTTCCTCAAGGTGAAGGAGACACTGACCCGAATAGGAGTCTCGTCGAGGCAGGAGAAGAAACTCTATCAGAGTTGCCACATACTGCACAAGAGAGGCAAGTACTACATCGTCCACTTCAAGGAACTCTTTGCATTGGACGGGCTTCCCACGGACATAGACGACACTGACATCGGACGAAGGAACACGATTGCGAACCTCATGGACGAGTGGGGGCTTCTCACCATCGTCGATCAGAAGAAGGCATCCGATCCCATCGTCTCGCTGGCGCAGATCAAGATAATCCCCCACAGGGATAAGGCTGAATGGGAACTCATACCCAAGTACCACATCGGCAAGAGAAAGAACTGAGACAACCGATACATAGATGAACAACAGGAGATCTTTGCTATGCGCCCGACCGTGACCTTGTGCATGATCGTCAAGAACGAATCGCACATCATCCTTGAATGCCTCAACTCTGTCTACAAGTACATCGACCATTGGGTCATCTGTGACACGGGTTCCACCGACAACACCAAGCAGATAATCACCGACTTCTTCAAGGAGAAGGGGATACCAGGTGAACTCCACGACCATGAGTGGAAGGACTTCGGTCACAACCGAACCCTTGCCTTCAAGGCTGCTGAAGGCAAGGCTGACTATGCGTGGGTGATCGACGCGGACGACTACCTCGAGGGAGAACTCATACTTCCCGATGGAACGGACATGGATAGTTTCGCACTGCGCATCAAGCGCGGTTCCTTCTTCTGGTGGAGGAACCAGGTCTTCAAACTCGATGCCAAGTGGGAGTACAAGGGAGTCCTGCACGAATACGCGATATGCGAGAAAGCCAATCCCAAGATCGGCAAACTCGAAGGCAACTACAACATCTGCGCAAGGACGATGGGTGGAGCCAGGAATGTAGGCATCGATCCCGTGGAGAAGTACAGCAGGGATGCAGTCGTGCTGGAGGAAGCCATGAAGGCTGATCCGACCAACACCCGCAACCAGTTCTACCTCGCGCAGTCCTACTTCGACTCACAGCAATGGGAAAAGTCCGCAGAGGCTTACATGAAGCGCGTGGAGATGGGTGGTTGGGAAGAGGAGGTTTTCTACTCACTGTACCGCATTGCCATGATCGCAGCCATACAGAACAAGCCGTTCGGGGAGATAAAGGAGAAGTTCCTCCTTGCATGGCGGTTCCGTCCCATCCGCGCAGAACCGATCTACCAGATCGCCAGGATGTACATGATGGTGCAGGAGCCAAGGCTTGCCTGGCTCCATGCCAAGATGGCAGCGGAGATGCCATATCCGCACTTCGACATCCTGTTCATCGACAACGACATCTACAGGTGGCAGATGGACGACATACTGGCTTCCACATCGTTCTATCTGCACCGATATGAGGAAGGGCTTGGTGTGGCAAAACGCCTTCTCAACAACCCCTTCTATCCCGACCCGGAGAAGCAGAGGATGGCTCAGAACATACAGGCATACGAGCAGAAGTTGGTTGAGTATGCTCCGATGCTTGCAGCGATGAAGCAGAAGGATGAGGAATACAGGCAGAACCCGTTCGGAACCGACTCCGTGACGATGAGCGTTACGGCACATCCTCCTGTGCCGCCGACTCCTGTCAAGGCAGAGGTTGCCGAGACGGACGATCAGCGCAGGGAACGTCTCAAGAAGTTGCTGAACCGCAGCAAGGACAGGAAGAAGGCTAGCCGATGAGCGTACAGATACTTTCTGTCTTCAAGGTCAGACCAGAGGCAAGCATCCCCACCTTTGCCACGGACGGGTCTTCCTGTTTCGACCTCCATGCTTGCATCATGGGACTTGAGAAGGTCAAGGCATACACCAGGATGAACGAGCCTGTCGAACTCTACTGCAACCACGACCATCTCAAGGTTCCAGCGGAGTTCCGCGTCCTGATACCCACGGGTTTGATCTTCGACATCCCCAAGGGACATTCGATGAGAATCCATCCCCGTTCTGGTCTTTCCTTCAGGAATGGGATTGTAATGCAGAACGCAGAGGGCATAGTGGACTCAGACTATGTGGAGGAGTGCTTCATCCTTCTGAAGAACGATTCCCTTGTCCGGCAGAACATCACGCATGGAATGCGCATCGCTCAGGGAGAACTGGTGAGGAACGAAGAGTATGTCCTGATGGAGTCAGCCGACCGACCATCCGTCAAGACCGACAGGAACGGCGGGTTCGGCAGCACTGGTGTGTAAATCATCAACATGGAGAATACATGACACGCGACGAACTTCTGAAGTGCCACGGAGAACTCTGTGGCAAGGCATTTGAACTGATGAAGGTGAAGAACGCGGACTATGCGGGTAGGTCTGGCAAGGAGCCGTTTGCCAACTTCACCCGATGCGAGTCCATGGGAATCTGCACCACGGAGGCAGGGATGCTGGTCAGGATGACGGACAAGTTGTCCCGCCTCTCGTCCTTCGTTGAGGCAGGGGAGTTCAAGGTCAAGGACGAGAGCCTTGAGGACACCTGCGTTGACATCATCAACTATGCGATCCTCTTCCATTCATACCTCAAGGAAAAGAAGGCTAACAATGCCAAGCGGTGAATTCAGACCAGTTGGAAAGAACCTTTTGCTGCTCAGGGACTTCGGGGGTCAGAAGACCACCGAGGCTGGAATCATTTACGAGGAGAAGGTCACTTGCCGCCTCGTATGGTCAAAGGTGATCGCGGTCGGAGATCAGGTGACCGAAGACATCAAGGTGGGCGACAGGGTTCTCTGGGACATCACCAAGGTCAAGGGAAACCACTACAAGGAATACGATGTCGTCCATCAGGATCATGCCTACATGGTCGAGCGAGTCTGATTCTTTGCTGCGATAAGAATCCCGACACCATACCCATTGCATCTCGTCTCATCCGTGCTATCATTCCCTTGTGCGAATGAGCGTTGCTTCACCACATCCCTGAGGAGACAGGCTAGTGAACAAATACAGGATCATCGAAGGCGATTGCCGCGAGGGACTCAAGCAGATCGCGGACAACTCCGTCCACACATGCATCACCTCACCCCCCTACTTCGGCTTGCGTTCGTACAACGGAGGTCAGAGTGAGATCGGATGCGAGAACGAAGTGCAGCAGTATGTCGATGCAATGGTTGATGTGTTTCGTGAAGTTCGCCGTGCTCTTCGTCCTGATGGCACTCTGTGGCTGAACCTTGGCGACTCCTACATGGCTCAGTACAATGTCCCTCCTCCTCCACAGACAATCGGGGGACAGAGGGACATGCCAACCACCATTCCTGGAAACCGCAAGAAGCAGAAGGGTCTGAAGCACAAGGATCTGATCGGCATCCCTTGGCGTGTAGCCTTTGCGCTACAGGCAGACGGGTGGTGGCTGCGTCAGGAATGCATCTGGTGTCTTAGTGGTGGAACCTGTGTTTATGTTCGCACCAAGAATAGCGGAGAGTGCGTGATGATGATTCGCGATCTCTACCGCCTTGATCCATCTACGGTACAACTTTGGAATGGAACCAGTTGGACGAATCTTCTTGGCATGAGCAAAAGTAAGAGGAGGGGGGATGAACTTGAAATAGTCCTTCGTTCGGGGGAACGCATCTCATGCACACCCACACACAAGTTTCCGACTAGTGACGGCTTGAAGGACGCAAGTGAACTGGTAATCGGTGATACTCTTCTCTCATGTACACTACCACCACCCGAAAATCCGAGAGATTGCTTCATAGACGAGGACGCGGCGTGGTTTGCTGGACTCTATCTCGCAGAAGGCTCCCGTAGCGGAGACACCATTCAGATATCTGGTCACTCAAAGGAAAACCACCGATGGTCGGAGATTCAGAGGATAGCGAAGAAGTTTGGAGGAACTGCTACCATCTCGGTTGACGGAAACAACCAAGCCATCCGCGTCTATGGTAAGGTGCTCAACGCAATATTGGATGAGATGATCGTTGGAACCACCGCATACGACAAGGGTTTCAGTCCCGTGGTGTGGAGATACTCGAACAGATTCTTGGAACGAATGATGGATGGGTATCTTTCTGGCGATGGATGCCAGACGGGCAATCGGTGGAGACTTGGGTTTTGTAGAAACTACAGGCTTGAGCAAAACATCAGAACTGCATGTGCTAGGTTGGGGTATACCCTCACGCTGAATCTCAGCCACGCCAGTTGTGGAGAAAAGTCGTTTCCTTCTTTCCGTGGAGAACTACGCAAGGAGAGAAGCGGTCATTGCAACGAAAAGAGTCGAAATGAGATCGTGAAGATCAACAAAGCCCGCTGTAGGGAAGTCTACGATCTCGGTGTGGAGGACGAACCACATCTCTTTGCATTGGCATCTGGTATATTGACGCACAACTCCAAGCCCAATCCCATGCCCGAGTCGGTCATGGATCGATGCACCCGAGCGCATGAATACATCTTCATGCTCACCAAGAAGTCGCACTACTACTATGACCATGAGGCAATCAAGGAGCAAGCCGTAGGCGCACCTCATGCGCCAGGAAACAAGAACAGGACTCAGCCCGAGGAAAAGGGATCGCGTGATCCTGCCCTTGAGCCTGACAGGGTGTGGGCTTCCGATGGAAGGAAGAACAAGCGTTCCGTGTGGACGGTCAATACCAAGGGTTACAAGGGAGCGCACTTCGCGGTCTATCCCAAGAACCTCATCCTTCCATGCGTCCTTGCGGGAACCAGCGCACATGGCTGCTGCTCCAAGTGCGGTGCGCCTTGGGAGATGGATGTCAATGTCGGCATGAGCGACTACGAGAAGCACGGGAAGCATTGGGGTGGGGATTTCGGCAGGAACGACTCCGTCCCACCCGAACGGATCTCGGGAAGGCAGACGCGGACTGCCAAGGGGACGGTTCCCTCCCTCAAGGCAGCGGAGAGGACACCCAAGGGGTGGAAGCCAACCTGCAAGTGCAAGGATGCCTCCGTGGTTCCATGCACCGTCCTGGATCCGTTCACGGGATCGGGTACGACTGCTGTCGTGGCAATGGAGAACGGACGGGACTTCGTGGGTTGCGAACTGAACCCTGAGTACATCAAGTTGGCTGAGGCAAGGATCGCTGAGGAGGTTCCAAGCGATCTAGACGACCTCATGGAATGAAAGACAAATGCCCAAGTTCTACACCAATGTCGCCATCCGTGGCAACAGGATACTCCATCGCGGCTACGAGAACGGCAAGCCGTTCGCCGAGGAGGATGTGTACAAGCCCACCCTCTTCATCCTCAGCAAGAGGAAGAGCGAGTGGAAGTCCCTCGACGGCAGACCCGTCGAACCTATGGTGTTCGACTCCATCGATTCCTCCCGCGAGTTCATGGAGAAGTACTCGGATGTCTCCTCGTTCCCCATCTTCGGGAACACGGACTATGTCTATCAGTTCATAGGCGACGAGTACAAGGGAGAGGTTGACTACGACTTCAACCAGTTGCGCATCGCCTACATCGACATAGAGACCGAGTCCGAGGCAGGATTCCCCGACATCGACACGGCAAACGAGCGGATCAATGTCATCACCATCATCTGCGGTTCCAAGAAGTACACATTTGCCCTTGGCAAGGTGGACAAGTCCAGGATGCCGCCCGATGTCCTCGTCAACCTCTACGACAACGAGGAGCAGATGCTGAGTGACTTCCTGCTGACATGGCAGAGCCTTGGGATCGACATCGTGACGGGGTGGAATGTCGAGTTCTTCGACATCCCGTACATCGTCCACAGGATCGGAAATCTCCTCGGGGAGCAGTATGCGCGGAAACTCTCCCCTTGGGGGAAGTTGCGCAAGAGAAAGGTCGAGTTCCACGGCAAGGAGAGCGTCACCTACGAGATGGTCGGCATCAACACCATCGACTACTATCAACTCTACCGAAAGTTCACATTCGTCACGCGGGAGTCATACAAACTAGGAGACATCGCGCAGATCGAACTCGGGGAGACCAAGTTGGATCACTCCGAGCACGACAACTTCTCGGAGTTCTATCGGAACGACTTCACCAAGTTCGTGGAGTACAACATACGGGACACCGTCCTTGTGCAGAAACTTGAGGCAAAGAAGCGGCTGCTTGAGCAAGCGGTAGCCCTTGCCTATTCAGCCAAGGTCAACATGCAGGATGTCTTCTCGCAGGTCAGGACATGGGAGCAGATCATCTACCATCACCTCAGCGAGAAGAGGATCGCGATCCCACAGAAGCGGAGGAACCGAAAGGACAAAGCGTTCAAGGGGGCATATGTCAAGCCACCTCAGGTCGGAATGCACAGATGGGTGGTGTCCTTCGACCTTGATGCCCTCTATCCGATGCTCATCTGCCACTACAACCTGAGTCCCGACACCAAGACTTCCGATGGACTCAGGAGATCGATCACGGCATCGTCCGTGATGAAGCAGTCAAACACCTACATGGTGGAAATCGAAAAGGCACGGCACAAGAACCTTTCCCTTGCTGCCAACGGAACGACATACCGCAAGGACAAGCAGGGATTCCTTCCCGAACTCATGGAGAAGATGTACAAGCAGCGCAAGGAGTACAAGAGGCTGATGCTTGAGACCAAGGCTAGCCTTCGTGATGTAGAAAATGAACTAAAAAAACGAGGTTTGATGTGATTTGAGTGCGATTGGTAATAGATATTTTCGGAAAGGGAGAACCCGAAAATGCATTACCTCGTCTACAAGACCACCAACACGAAAACATTTAGGTATTACATAGGCGCACATAGAACGGACAACCTGAACGATTCCTATCTCGGTAGTGGAGTTGAGTTGGATAGGGACATTGAGGCTTATGGTGTTGATGCCTTTAGCCGAGAGATTCTAGAAGAATGCTCTACTGCGCATGAGATGTATGAACGGGAAAGAATCTTGATTGGAGACTTGTGGTCATCCGATCCTCTCTGCTACAATCTGAGACCTGGTGGAAAGGGCGGGTGGGATCATGTTGATAACTCTGGAGACAGGAATCCAATGAGAAACCCAAGCAGTCTCGCTAAATGCGTAGCAGCGGGTAATAAAACTAGAGCCGCTAATCCAGAGAAATATGCTAGAGTTGCCATAGAAAATGCAAAACTGGCGACAGCCGCCATCAGAGGGAAGAAACGACCATCGCACTCGGAAGCCATGAAACAGATATCTCGGGATATATGGTCAATCCATAGAGATAAGATGTTAGACTCACTCAACCAAAGTTACCTGGTAGTAAAGGAGGATGGAACATCTTTTGAGACAAATCGGCTGAATCAGTGGTGCAAGATACAGGGATTACCATTCACTACTCTTTGGAAATCTGCTGTTTCGGGAAAGGTCATAAAGAAAGGCAAACTGAAAGGTTGGTCATGTCGAATTACGAGCAAATGAGCAATGAGGACTTGCTACTGCTCCGTAAGCGGTTGATTGATGATGCATCTTTGTATCACAATCGACAACTGGTTCGTAAGATCCAGTTGAACTCCGCTTACGGCGCAGTAGGTTAGGAAACGAATACTTCCGCTACTACGACGAGGAGATTGCCGAAGCCATCACTCTGTCGGGGCAACTTGCCGTGCAATGGGTCGAGCGCGACATCAACAGGTTCATCAACAAGGCAATCGGGACGGACGGAGAGGACTATGTCATCGCAATCGACACCGACTCCGTCTACCTAGACATGGAGAAGGTCGTGGGGAAGACCCTTCCCGGCTGCAAGGACGAGCGCAAGATAGCCTTGTTCCTAGACAAGTTGTCCAAGGAAGCCATACAGAATGTCATACGGAAGTCCTACGAGCGTCTGTCGGAGACGATGAACTCCTACGCCAACCACATGAGGATGAAGCGGGAGTGCATCGCATCCAAGGGGATATGGACGGGGAAGAAGCGGTACATGCTCAATGTCAGGATAGGCGAGGAGGATGTCTACCTGCCGAAGCCAGACCTGAAGATCACGGGCATAGAGACGGTCAGGTCATCCACTCCAGAGGTCGTCAGGAATGCCCTGAAAACAGCCATAACCATCGTGATGGACAAGGACGAGGAGGACATCCATCGGTTCGTGAAGACCTTCCGCGAGGAGTTTGCGGGGCTTCCTGCCAACAAGGTGGCTTTCCCCCGAAGTTGCAACGGCATGAAGGACTACTTGGATGCTTCCAGCATCTATTCCAAGGGGACTCCAATCGCGACCAAGGCATCGCTCGTCTACAACTGGCATCTGCGCAAGATGCGCCTGAACACCATGTATCAGGAGATCCGCGAGGGAGACAAGATCAAGTTCGTCTACCTCAAGGAACCCAATCCGCTTGGAGAGAAGGTGGTCGCATTCGTCGGAAGGATGCCCGTGGAGTTCGGACTCGACGGCTACATAGACCGCGACATGCAGTTCGTGAAGGCATTCGTGGAGCCTCTCAGGACGATCCTTGCCGTGATCGGATGGAACGAGGAGAAGAAGAGCAGCCTCGACGGATTGTTTGCATGATCGCACAGAATGAAAACAGTTGGGTTGACGGTCAGCCTAACTATGGTAGAGTGTGCAACAACAAAGGAGATACAGCATGAATGTGAAACTGGTCAGACTGATGACGGGCGAGATGATCCTCGCGGACACGACTGAGAAGGGCGATTCGATCACCCTGAAGAAGCCAGCATGGATCGCACAGGTCAAGCCAGGCGAGTTTGCCCTCGTCCCGTGGCTTCCCCTTGCCAAGGATGATTCGGTGACCATCGACCGCAGCAAGTTCATCTACTGCGTCGATCCTGAGACGGGCATCCTGAACGAATACAGCACGGCATTCGGATCGGGTCTCGTCGTTCCTAACGGAGTCAAGCCTGTCAGCCTCAAGTTGAGCGGAGAGTGAACAACATGAACTTCCTGAAGCAGATCGTGAAGGAGTCTGGCAACAAGTTTGCCAGCGTTGTTGAGGATGGAATCGACGGAGCCGATGTCGCGGGATTCGTGGACACTGGTTCCTATGCTTTCAATGCGCTACTTTCAGGATCCCTTTATGGAGGAGTGGCAGACAACAAGATCATTGCCCTTGCGGGCGAGTCTGCCACGGGAAAGACCTACTTCACCCTAGGGATCGTCGCGCAGTTCCTCAAGGACAATCCCGAGGGAATGGTACTCTACTTCGACTCTGAGCAAGCGGTGACATCCGACATGTTCAAGGGAAGGGGAGTGGACTCGCAGAGGGTGGCTGTGTTCCCCGTTGCCACCATTGAGGAGTTCAAGACGCAGTGCGTGAACATCGTTGACAAGGTTCTTGAGATGGACGAGAGCGACAGGAAGCCGATGATGATCGTCCTCGACTCGCTAGGGATGTTGTCCACCGAGAAGGAAGTCAACGACTCAGCCGAAGGCAAGAATGTCCGCGACATGACTAGGGCGCAGGGGGTCAAGGCTACATTCCGCGTCCTGACAATGAAGTTGGGCAAGGCAAGGATCCCCCTTGTGATGACCAACCACACCTACGATGTCGTGGGTGCGTATGTCCCCACCAAGGAGATGGGTGGCGGAAGCGGTCTGAAGTATGCCGCATCCACCATCGTCTACCTCTCCAAGAAGAAGGAGAAGAACGCGGACGGGGATGTGATCGGCAGCATCATCCATTGCAAGTTGTACAAGTCTAGGCTCACCAAGGAGAACCAGCAGGTCGATGTGCAGTTGAACTACGAGACTGGTCTGAACCGCTACTACGGGCTGACCGACATCGCGATCAACCACGGCATCTTCAAGAAGGTCTCAACAAGGATCGAACTTCCCGATGGCAAGACTGCCTTTGAGAAGAACATCAACGAGAACCCAGAGAAGTACTTCACCGAGGATGTGATGATGCGGCTTGAGGAAGCAGTTGCCAAGGAGTTCAAGTATGGAACGGCATAAGTTGTGCATCATCGTTCCTTTCAGGGACAGGGATGCGCACCTGAAGGAGTTCGTTCCTGCCATCAGGCAGTACCTTGCCGACAGCGGCATCGACCATGAGATCCTTGTGGTGGAGCAGACGCACGGAAAGCCGTTCAACCGCGCCAAGTTGCTCAACATCGGGTTCCTGGAGGCATCCAAGGATTGCGACTACTTCGTCATGCACGATGTGGACATGATTCCCTTCAGGAACCTGGTCAACAACGGTCCCGACTACTCCTACAGGGATGAACCGACCCACCTTGCAAGCGCGGCAAGTCAGTTCAACTTCACCCTGCCTTATGGGGGATACTTCGGTGGAGTCACCTTGTTCCCGCGCAAGGCATTCGATCAGGTGAACGGCTACAGCAACGAGTACTGGGGATGGGGAGCCGAGGACGACGACATGCTCTACCGCTGCCACTATGCGGGACTGAAGGCAGCGAGGATTGAGAACGGGTTCTTTCAGTCCCTCAACCACGACAGGAAGATAGACGAGCAGGACTACAGGAAGAACATAGACCGCGTCAAGGAGATGTGGGATCGGAAACTCGACTGGAAGAGCGAGGGTCTGAACTCCTGCAAGTACGAGGTGAAGGAACGAGCCGACATGGAAGGCTACAGGAAGGTCGTGGTGGAGATTTGAGCCTGAAGGTTCTGTATGTCAACCCATGGGGTGGCTTCGATGCCGACTTCGCTAGGAACAGGTTCTTCCTGACCCATGCGCTCAAGGACATCGACCCCGACTGCGAGATATCCGTCCTTCCGCACGGATCGGTTCAGGACATAACGAGGTACGACCTTGCCATATCCATCTACCATCCGTCTGTTTCGATGAAGTCCGTCAATGCCGCCAGGAAGATCGCCTTCACGGGAGAGAGTTACGATGTGGTCGCAAACACTCCCGACTGCGATGCCTACATCGGGTTCGACCTCGAGGAAGACCATGACGGCAGGAACTACAGGTACTTCCGCTTCCCTCTCTATGCGGGATACCACATGGACTACTGCGTGAGGCATGGCATCTCATCCTTTCAGGGTCTGCGGGAGAAGTACTCGAGGGACAAGATCGCGAAGGTGTCCGCAGTCGTGTCCAACCCATCCAATGCCATCCGCAACCAGGTTCTGAACTGGTTGATTCAGAACTCCCATTGCGATTCTGGCGGGCGTGTGCTCAACACGGTCGGCAGCGTGGATGACAAGTTGGACTTCACGGCAAACTATGCCGTGGGCATGGCATTCGAGAACCTACCAAAGAGGGCTTACATCACGGAGAAGATCTACGAGGTGTATGCGGCTGACTCCGTCCCATTCTACTTCGGCGCACCCGACATAGCCGAGGAGTTCAATCCCGACACATTCCTCTCGCTCGACATCTCGGGAGATCCTATGCCTTCCGTGGAGAGAGTCCTATCCGTCATGCGGGATCCCACGGAGCAGAAGAGGATGAAGTCCATCGACCCATGCGAGGGGTACAGGTCTGAGCGATACATACGGGGCGGCAGGAAGATTCTGTCTGACATCATTCGCAATGTTCTGGAGACCAAGTGAAGAACCTCATATTGTCCACATCGTCGGGATACAACTGGGAGCAGATCAAGAAGTGGAATCTGTCCGCTGCCGCAACGGGGAACGAGGTATGCAACATACTGGTGAACCCCAGCGACGAACTGTGCAAAGACATCGACCAGAATGTTCCTGAGCATGGGTGGAGGGTATTGAGGTTCGATCCCCGTTCCCTGAACAAGCCTCCCCACAACCTACGGTTCCTGTTTCAGTACAAGTACCTGATGGAAATCAAGGGCAAGCATCCATATGTCGTGGTCACCGACAGCAGGGATGTCTACTTCCACTCCGATCCCTTCCCCCGCATCAAGGAGATACTGGATGCAATGGGCAAGGACATCGTCTGTGGCAGCGAATGCATCGCATACAAGGACGAGCACTGGGGAAACGGGAACCTCATGGAGGGGTTCGGCTATGTCTACGACGATTTCTGCGGGAACGAGATCTGCAATGTCGGAGTCCTGTGCGGCAAGACGGAGGCTGTCGCGGAACTCTGCCTGATGATCTTCACCATGTGCCACCACAATCCCGCAAGCGTCTCCGACCAGTCATCCTTCAACATCCTCATGGGAACCGATTTCGGCAGGAAGCGCATAGCGGTTACCCGCCCTTCTGATGGCGTGATGGTGCATCTCGGCACGGTAGGCGTGGACAAGTTCAGGGACAAGTTGACGGAGAAGCCTTCATGGAAGGACGGGGAGATCCCTTCGGTCGGAGGCAAGGTCATTCCGATCATCCATCAGTACGACAGGGTGGACACAAGCAAGTGGGGGATTTGATGAGTGCTACCATAGTGACTGCGTTCTATGACATCGGTCGATCCGAGTGGGAGTCACCCATGTTCCGTAGATCGGTGAATGAATACATGGAAGCCTTCTCCAATCTTCTTCGCTTCGACTATCCGATGATAGTGTTCATCGATGCCCGTCATCACGACCGTGTCATGTCGATGGTGGAATCTTCGGAGTTCAAGCACAACAAGACTATCATACCAATCGACGAGGATTGGATGAACCAAAACATATGGGTCTGGAGCAGACTTGGTCGAGAGCGTGAGATCATGCAATCCCAAGAATACCGATCTCTCATACCAAGAAGGATGGAGTTGCGCTATCCCGAGAATGTGAATCCCATGTACACCATACTTACCCACTCAAAGGTGGATTTTCTCTGCCATGCCATAGAGAATGATGTGTCGGATTCGCGATTCTTCATGTGGGTTGACTTTGGTTATCTCAGCAAAAAGGCGATGGCGGGGTTCGTTCCCCATCGACACATCGATTGTTCCAAGATGATTGACGGCAAAGTCATCCTATGCTGCCTGAACGGTGGATTGAGCAGTCGGGATTTCGATGTTCTCTACACACTACAGGCAGCGCCGGAGAAAATGGCTGGTGGTGTGTTCGTCGGAGACAGGGACAGCCTGATCAAGTTCAGAGACATCAGCCACCGTTGTCTTCTCAGATACCAAGAACTGAATCTAGCAGATGACGAACAAGCAGTATGGCTGCAATGCCTGTTGCAGGATCCGTCTCTGTTCTCCGTGCATGTGTTTGATGGGTGGCATTGCAGTCTCAAGTACTTTACCAAGGAGTGAATGTGAAAACAGCCATATTGCTGGTGGGAAACCTTCGCACATGGGACATGTGCAGAGACAACTTCATCTCCGTCTTTGGTGAACATCGACCAGATGTCTTCGTCACCACCTACGACATGCAGTATGCGTACCATCCGTACATCAAGCAGTCTCTGAACTTCTATGAGGATCAAATGCTGACCAACGACTCTATCATGTCGAAGTTCGCAGGACTGAACCTAGTCGGGGTTAGGATCGACGAGATATCGACTTATGTGGAAAGGAATGTCAAGCCGTTCATCTCCAATAGGTTTCCAAAGGATGCATTCCTAAGCCTTTCACAGTACTTCAAACTGCACGACGGTCTGAAGATGGTGCAGGATCACGAACAGGCGATTGGAGAGAAGTACGATGTCATAGTCAAGACACGCTTCGATGTCTTGCATGACAGGTATTCCGTCCCTCCCGTCGATAAAATACACATCGACGGTTCTGGGGCTGGTGTGTTCCCATGTGACTGGATCTTCGCTTGCAGCAGGGAAAATGCACTGAAGATGGACTCCTTCATCGTCGAAGAGATGAAGGACATGAAGAACGAAACGAGCCTCGTGGATCTTCCGCACAAGTTGTTCCTGAATGGAATCGTGTCAACCAAGGCAGAACTTGTACCGATGCCTCTCATCAAGGGGATCGTGAGGGCTAGATGACCATAGAAGCGGTTCTCTTTGATCTGGACGGAGTGCTTGTCGATGCCTGTGATTGGCACTACGATGCCCTGAACGGGGCATTGGTCGAGGCAGGATACACGGCAATCGACCGCGAGTCTCATCTCTCCACATACAACGGACTTCCCACTCGGGTAAAGTTGCAGATGCTTGGCATTCCCGACGATGCAGCGTCCAGGATCAACGAGCAAAAGCAGAAGCACACCCTTGACATCATACGGAAGTCGGCTAAGATCATGCCTGAGAAGATCGAACTCCACAGGTATCTCAGGGAGCGGGGAATCAAGATAGCCTGTGTGACCAACTCCATAGAGGAGACGGCTAGGGAAATGCTCACGGCAACGGGACAGATGGAACACATCGACCTGCTTGTGACCAACGAGATGGTGAAGAGGAACAAGCCTCATCCCGATTGCTACAACCTGGCGATTGCCGAACTTGGAGTGAATCCGATCTCGTGTCTCTGCGTGGAAGACTCCCCGAAGGGAATCATGGCAGCGGTCAACAGCATGGCAGGGCATCTTTGGGCTGTGACCGATCACACGAAGGTGACCCTTGATGTATACTTGAGGTTCATGGAGAACGAACTATGAAGATTCTGATACCGATGGCAGGAGAGGGAAGCAGGTTCGCCAGCGCGGGATACACATTCCCCAAGCCCTTGATCGATGTCGAGGGCAAGCCGATGATCGAACGGGTGGTCGAGAACTTCTCCGACTATGCATCCGAGTTCATCTTCCTTGTCCGCAAGGAGCACCTGGAGAAGTATCCAGGCATGAGATCGACCCTCCACAGGATAACCAAGGGACGATTCCGAATCGTGGAGGTCGATAGGCTCACGGAAGGTGCTGCTTGCACCGCGCTGCTTGCCGAGGAGTACATTGACCGAGACGAAGACCTGCTCATAGCCAACTCCGATCAGATACTGGAATGCTCCATGGAGAACTTCGGCTACCTCAAGACACACTCTCCTGTGGATGGAATCGTCTTCTGCTTCAATGCCACCCACCCCAAGTGGTCTTTCGTGGAGATTGGTGATTTTCCCGCAAGGTATGGGAGTGTGATTCGCGTGGCAGAGAAGGAACCCATCTCAGACATTGCCACCTGCGGTGTCTACTGGTATCGCAAGGGGTCGGACTTCGTGAAGGCAGCGAAGCAGATGGTCGGCAAGAACATCCGCGTCAACAACGAGTTCTACATCGCACCTGTCTACAACGAGTTGATCGGTGTCGGTGGAACGGTGATTCCCTTCTTCGTTGACGAGATGCATGGGATCGGCACACCTGAAGACCTGAATGCATACCTGAACAGGAACAGATGAAGATCATATCCCACAGAGGCAACCTGACTGGCGCAAAGCCAGAGTGCGAGAACAATCCGACATACATCGATGCCGCCATCGCGGCAGGTTTCGATGTAGAGGTCGATGTGTGGTATGTCGATGGGCAGTTCTTCCTAGGACACGATGCACCGACCTACCTGGTGGAATCCACATGGATAGGCGACAGGACGAAGCGTCTTTGGTTCCACGCAAAGAACCACGATGCGCTCGTCGCCCTGAACTTCAGGTTTCACTCCACCAGGGTCTTCTGGCACGAAACCGACAGGATGACCTTTGTCAGCGACGGAACGCTGTGGATGTATCCTGGCAACTACAGCCCGTATGGAATAACGGTGGAACTTGGCTCGGCTAGGGATATTCCTCCCGTTGCTGGAGTATGCACCGATCACCCCGTGTCTTGGTCAATGAGTTTGAGAAAAGGATAACACCATGTCAACGCTTTTGCCGCATGTATTGAAGAAGTACAAGAGAAACGATGTGTTCGTGGAGACTGGCTCCTACAAAGGAAGCGGAATACAGGTAGCACTCGATGCTGGATACAAGAAGGTCATCAGCATAGAGATTCATTCTGGATACCACGAAATCTGCAAGCAGCGGTTTTCTTCCGAGATAGAGGCGGGAATCGTGGAACTGCATCTTGGGGACTGCCTGAACAAGTTGGAGGAGATAGTCCCGTTATTGCCGACACCAGCAACATTCTGGCTGGACGCCCATATAGATTGGGAGTGTGGTGTTTCTGGAAAGACTCCATCGCCTCTGATCTATGAACTAGGCATACTGCGCAATCTTTCGTCTGTACGAAACCACACCATCTTGATAGATGACATGCGGGTGTTCAGAACCAAGATCGGATGGGGAGTATACAATCCCGTTGGACAGAAGGAGATAGAGGATGCGATCAGAGAGATAAACTCCTCGTACATCATCTCATACGAACCAAATGCGGTTCAGGAAGATGATGTGCTTGCTGCGTATATCCCTTGACTTCCCTTGACCGTGCGGTATACTCAACATCATGCTCGAACACACCATCCTCCGCGAACTGACCCGCGACGAAGGGTACTACAGGAAAGTCCTTCCGTTCCTCAAGGAGGAGTACTTCGGGGACAAGGACACCAAGATCGTCTTCGGCATGATCTCGGAGTACCTTCAGAAGTACGACTCCAAGCCCACCAAGGGGGCGATGGAGATCGTCCTAGACTCCAGGAAGAACATCGATCCTGAGACGATCAGGCAATGCAAGGAGACACTTGCATTGGTCTTCTCCGACGAGAAGCCTCCAGCGATGGACTGGCTCGTCGAGCAGACGGAGAAGTTCTGCAAGGACAAGGCACTCTACAACGCCATCCTTGAGTCGATCCACATCATCGACGGGAAGTCCAAGGACAAGGATGTCGGCTCCCTTCCCAAGATGCTGTCGGACGCACTCGCGGTCTCCTTCGACACGAACATCGGTCACGACTACATCGAGGACTGCGGGAAGCGGTACGAGTTCTACCACAGGACGGAGAACCGCATACCGTTCGACATAGAGCAGTTCAACACCATCACGGGGGGAGGGGTTCCACGGAAGAGCCTCAACATCCTGATGGCAGGTCCAGGCGTGGGCAAGTCGATGTTCCTGTGCCACTTCGCGGCATCCTGCATGACGCAGAACCTCAATGTCCTCTACATCACATGCGAGATGTCGGAGGAGAGGATCGCGGAGAGGATCGATGCCAACCTCATGGACATCCCGATGGAGGATCTGAGGAAACTTCCAGCGGACATCTATGCCAAGAAGATGGGCAAGATCCGCAAGCAGTACACGGGAAGGCTGATCGTCAAGGAGTATCCGACATCGACTGCCAATGCCAACCACTTCAGGGCATTGCTGAACGACCTCAAGACCAAGAAGGGGTTCGTTCCCGATGTGATATTCGTGGACTACCTCAACATCTGCGCCTCAGCCAGGATCAAGATGAGCGCATCCGTGAACTCCTACACCTATGTCAAGGCAATAGCGGAGGAGATCCGCGCACTTGCGATGGAGTTCGATGTCCCGATCTTCTCTGCCACTCAGGTCAACCGCATCGGCTTCAACAGCACCGATGTCGGTCTTGAGAACACATCGGAGTCCTTCGGTCTTCCCGCGACTGCCGACCTGATGCTTGCCCTGATTGCCACGGAGCAACTTGAGGAGCAGGGGCAGATCATGGTCAAGCAGTTGAAGAACCGCTACAACGACATCTCCCGCAACAGGAAGTTCACGGTCGGCATCGACAGGTCGCGCATGAAGATACTTGATGTCGGCAGCGCGGTAGTGGGGGACGAGGGGTTCGGAAAGAAGGGTGAAGATCCCGTGAAGCCCAAGTTCTCCAAGAAGCAGGACATGGATGGAGAGGATAGATACTCGGACTGGAGTTTCGACTGATGTCGCTCTTCATCGACAAGAAGTACATCAACCTCGTTTCCCCGAGCCTCAATCGGTTCGTGTGGAAGAGCGCAAACCTTGCGAACATGCGGTGTCCCCTCTGCGGGGATTCCAAGAAGAACAAGCACAAGGCTAGGGGATATTTCTATCAGCGGGACAACGACATGTTCTTCCGCTGCCATAACTGTGGCGCAAGCCACACGATGTACAAGTTCCTGGAACTGGTGTCTCCTGCCATGTGCAAGGAGTACTCCCTTGAGCGGTGGAGGAACGGAGAGACGGGACACTCCAACTACACCAAGCCCAAGGAGGAGGAAAGAGTGCTGGGAAGCCTGTTCAAGCCGAAGTTCAAGGTGAGCGATGATTCTCCGCTGAACGAACTCACGAAGGTCTCGGATCTTCCTGAGAACCATGTCTGCCGTTCGTTCGTGGAGACGAGGATGATTCCCAGCAAGTTCTGGAACATCCTCTACTATGCGCCCAAGTTCGGGAAGTGGGCGAAGTGCATCGATCCCACGGTGGTCGTGGAGCAGGATCCACGGCTCGTCATCCCCATCTTCGATCCCCACGGGAACATGGTGGCTGCGCAGGGAAGGACTCTGTCAATTGCCGAGGACAGGAACGCAAGGAAGACTGCCCGCTACATCACCCTCAAGGGGGACAAGACCATTGAGAAACTGTGGTACGGGATGGAGAGGCTCGACAAGGACGGGATCGTCCATGTCTTCGAGGGTCCGCTCGACTCCCTGTTCATCCCCAACTCCGTGGCAATGATCGGCATCAACGACGGAACGAACATCCCCAAGCCGTTGCAGGGACGGAAACTGGTGTTTGCCCTTGACAACGAGCCTAGGAACCCTGCGGTGGTCAGGCAGTTGAAGAAGCACATAGACCTTGGTCATGATGTCGTGGTCTGGGACGAGTCCATCGTCCTCAAGGACATCAACGACATGGTCATGGCAGGAAGGGATCCTGCCGACATCAGGAAGACGATGGTCTCATCGACATGCCGTGGTGCTGAAGCCCTCCTGCGATTCCAGAGATGGAAGAAGGTGGACTGATGGGCAAGCGGAGACGAGACGATGACAGACGGGTTTTGGAAGCCTTCCTAGCCTTCCATGATGCCTTCCAATCCTATGTGAAGGAGATGGACGAGCAACTCTGGAAGAGGGCTTTGGACTATGCGGTGACATTTACAGAAGGAGTAGAGTATGTTGATGGCGACAAGCGGCAAGCGAGTGGAAGCACAGGCAGCACCGAAGACCATACAGGTTCTTGACAAGGGGTTCGTGACCTACAAAGCCCACATGGGAGACGACCTGATGGTGGTCAATGCAGCCCGTGTTTCCTTCAACAAGGAGGTCAAGGAGTTCACCGACAAGGACGCGAAACTCATAGACTACCTTGCCAGGCACAACCATTGGACACCATTTGCCCATCCGCAGGTGAGCATCCACATCAAGGCTCCGATTGCCATCCGAACCCAACTCTTCAAGCACAAGGTCGGTCTGGTGGAGAACGAGGTGTCCCGCCGCTATGTCAAGGATGCCCCCGAGGTCTACAACCCAAGGTGGAGGTCTGCACCGACCGATGGAGCCAAGCAGGGTAGTTCCGGATTCATGGCTGGGTCAACCTATGCGACACAGGCATACGACGAGTCGGTGGACGATGCCCTAGAGGCATACAAGGAACTACTGAGCGATGGAGTAGCCCCCGAGCAAGCGAGGTTTGTCCTGCCGCAGGGAACATACACCGAATGGTGGTGGACGGGATCCCTGTCCGCGTTCGCCAGGGTCTGTAAGTTGCGGAAGGATCCCCATGCCCAATGGGAGTCTCAGGAGTATGCAAAGGCTATCGAGGCGATCATACAGCCTTTGTTCCCTGTGTCCTGGAAAGCCCTCATGGCTGATTCCAACTGAACATAGATAGAGGGATGTCTGGTCACAACTTTTCTCGTTTCATTGGAGACGGATCCCTTTCTCGTTCGCGAAAAGGTGACACCTATTCACTTGTAACCACCATCAAGGACATCCCCAGGGGAACCAAGTTCCTCAGGGTGGACGAATCCGAAGCCGTCTACCCCCTCCTGTATCGCAGGGGAGAGGGAAACCACCGCATCTGCCTCTTCAACGAAGAACACGGACATGTCGTCATCACGGGTGACCCCCTGAAGATCGACACGATGTTCTCGTTGGTGGAGAAGGCTCCAGAACCCAAGCCCAAGCCATCCGAACCCAAGCAGCCCCTGACGGAGGCTGCTGCCCCGAACCCCAACCAGCCCTTCACCGTCATCTCCGTCAAGGGAGAGAGAGGCGACAAGGGAGACAAGGGAGACCGTGGTCCAATCGGGTATCAGGGTGAGCGTGGTCCCGTTGGTCCAAAGGGAGACAAGGGAGATCAGGGAGAGAAGGGCGACTTCGGCGGTCCTCCAGGTCCAAGAGGAGAGAAGGGAGACCCTGGAGAGCGCGGTCCCTACGGTCCAAAGGGAGACAAGGGAGACCGTGGCGAGAAGGGTGATCTCGGAGAGGTAGGATCGAGAGGTCCAAAGGGAGAGAAGGGCGACAAGGGAGACAAGGGAGACCAGGGCGAACGCGGCATCAAGGGTCTTCGTGGAGAACGGGGTCCGCAGGGAATACAGGGACCAAAGGGCGACCAAGGCGAACGCGGCTACATGGGACCGATTGGTGCTCAGGGCATCCAAGGTGAGCAGGGTGAGCCTGGACAGAGGGGAGCGAAGGGCGACAAGGGTGACAAGGGAGATTCCGCCATCGTCTCCGCTCAGTATCCGCTCATCCTGAGCGAAGACAATGTCATCAGCCTGGACAGCAAGAACCTTCTTGAGCGTCTTCAGAAGGTCTTCACGCCGCTCTCCAACCCAAACCTAGACCTATCCAAGTTCGACTGGCTTGCCGCATCGGGTGGTGGCGTGGGAGTCAAGTGGAACGGCAACTATGTCCGCTCCACGATCAACGACATAGACTTCCGTGGCAACGGCATTTCCGTCAAACAGGCGGGTGGTGGTGTCATCGTAGACCTTTCGGGTCTCGTTGCCGCTGGGGGCGCGGGAGGTGGTGGTGTGACTGCCGATGTCGGCGTGTTGTACCTCAAGGGAAACACCGCTGCCACTCCCATCGGAGTCATCAACGGAAGGTCGGTGGTGGAGGGAACCTATCAGACGGGAATGCTCCATGGCTTCACCAAGGACGCGGGAACCAACTCGCTGAAGTACATCGGTGAGGGTGGACGATTCCATGTCGTGGTCTCCTTCAACTTCTACGAGGGAAATCAGAATACATGTGGATTCTACATCGGCTGCAACCGCGACATCTCCAGCGGTCTCAGCGCGAATGGAGACAGGATCTCCGAGTCGGAGGTCTATGCCAACTCCTCCAATCCATCCGCGCAGCCCATAGCGGCAACCATACAGACCGTCATTGACCTGAACAAGGACGACCGTCTGTTCATGATCGCGCAGAACAAGGATGCGACCACAAGCATCACCGTCGAGTTCATGAAGATGGTTGCTGCTCCCATCACCAGGATCACGGGTGGATATGTCGATTCCATCAACGGACTGAGCGGAGCGATTGGAATCACCGCAGGGCAGTTCATAGAGATAACGCAGAGCGGAAACACCCTGACGATATCGGGCTTGTCCGTGATACATGGAGGGGTCTTCTAGTCAACTAGATACATTGCACCATGACTGACTATCAGATCATCAAGACGAAATACGGCATCACCGCAGGTGTTGTCCCACCAGGACTGACCACGGGAGAACTGGCTGTCAACATTGCCGATGCCATCCTCTTCGTCGGAGGAACGGCAGGAAATGCCATTCCAATCGTCAGCGGTGGAACCGGCGGCGGTGGTGGAAGCGGTGTGGGTGGATTCACCTATTCATCGACTCCACCCGTTTCCCCGACCGTGGGATACAGATGGATCGACGCAGACACGGGCAAGGAATATGTCTGGGTATCCGATGGAACCAGTGACCAATGGATTCAGCCGATGGTGGATTCTGTTGTTGGAGCCACTGGAGCCACGGGTCCACTTCCCACCAACTTCGTTCAATCGTTCAATGGAGCGACTGGTGTAGTTTCGTTCGTGAACTTCGTGTCTAGTGTGAATGGGGAAACCGGTTCTGTCACGAACGTGGCAAGAACCAACCAAGGAAACACCTTCAGCGTCAGACAGGTCATGAATGCTGGCATCACCGCATCCGACCTGTTCGTCTCTGGTGGTGCTACATTCAACGGTGTGGTGGGATTCGCAGATGGATCTACGCAAAACACGGCATATCTTCCGTCAAACTACGGTCCAAAGATAACCGACTGGGTTGGTGGGATTACGCAGAACATCATCATCAATCCACATGGAACAGTAGCCACAGGAACATCGAATACGGTGAATTTGGGAACCACCGGCGGATATCGTATGTTCCTGCATCCATTCTTCTTCGGTAGCGGGGCAACCATTTCGCGAATAGTAACCATGCAGGGTGGAGCCGCCTCTACTTCTGGTCATACTGGTGCTCTCAAGTTTGTCGTCTACGGAACCAACCTAAACTCAGGTCTTCCTTTCAGAAAGATCTACGAGAGTTCTTCGCTCAACCTCACATCTACCGATTTTCAAAGATTTGAAGCAGTGCCCAGCGTTAGGATCAATCCCGGAACATACTGGATCGGGTTCATAATGGACATGACCCCAAAGGTCGGTCTGACGTATTCCTGGTCCGTCATAACAAACAGTGCCGCTGTCTGGGAAGACTATCAAAACAGATTCTTCAGCAACAACAACCTGAGTCACCTAAGATACACGTTCTCGTCCATGACGCTGGGCAATACTCTGGAGCACGGATTCACCGCAGCACTTGCCCATAGTGCCACCGTGTCGGCATCGCCAGCGGTTGGATTTGGAACTTCTGAGATGCATTCATCTTCCAGGTCACCTTGGGTGGGAGTGGCGATACAGCAATGACGATCAGCAAAGTCCTCATTTGCGACGAAAATGGAAATGTCTTTTCCGAAGACAACAGGGTGTTTTCTCATCTCAAGGAGTTCACACTGGCTTCAATCAAGCAAGCCGCCAAGGAGGAGATTCTCTCCCGCTATCCTGAGTTCAAGCAGAGGAACCTGTCCATGGGAATCCTCACCGCCGAAGAGGAGAGGGAGATCCGAAACGGGATAGAGAGCATACGGCTGTATGCCCACTCGCTTGAGGATAGAGTCCTAGCAGTCCAATGGAACGGTCAGGAATCCACCCGTGTAGCAGCCTGTGATGAGATATCGTCCATATCGTGGAACTATGCCGTGGAAGCACCTCCTGCTCCCGTCAGATACACCTCCTACGAGTTCCTGTTGCGGTTCACCCCGCAGGAGAGGGCTGCTTTCCGTGCTGCCGCGATGACCGATCCACTGGTCGCTGACTTTCAGCAACTGGCTACAGCCGCACAGCAGGTCATCTCCAACGACCCCAACACTGTTGCAGGAATGAACTACCTCGTCTCGGTCGGACTCCTCGCGCAGCAGAGGGCAAACGAGATACTGGGCGTATCAGAGAAATAAGCCATGCCACTAGACTTCCCAAACTCACCATTCGTAGGTCAGGTATTCACAAGCGGATCCAGTTCTTGGATCTGGGATGGAACCGCGTGGAATGTCACATCGAATGCTCTTGCGGTTGCCACAGGTGCAACGGGAGCCACAGGTGCAACGGGAGCCACGGGTGCAACTGGTCCCGCTGGTGCTACGGGAGCAACAGGACCGACAGGTGCTACTGGTACAACAGGAGCCACAGGTGCAACAGGACCGACAGGGGCAACAGGACCGACAGGGGCAACAGGACCGACAGGGGCAACTGGTGCAACAGGAGCCACAGGTCCGCTTCCCACGAACTTCGTCTTGTCCTTCAATGGCATCACGGGTGCTATTGGGCTAACTGCTGGAACCAACATCAGCATCACCCAAAGCGGTCAGACATTCACCATAGGGGTGACTGGCATAGTTGGTGGCGGTGGCGGTGGCGCAACTGGCGCAACTGGTGCAACAGGACCGACAGGAGCCACAGGTGCAACAGGACCGACAGGGGCAACAGGA